ACCCATGGTGGTTGTTACGCCGCCGTCCCCGATTAGCACCTCTATGCGACCAGGCTGGAAAACCCACAACTGGCCCGCAGGAACCTGTGACCACACAGACGGGGTGGTGCCAAATCCCGCAAGAATCCCGGTGATTGGCTGGCTGAACTCGGCGTAATTTGTAGCAGGCCAGTCTTGCGGGTCCCCAAGAGCAGACCANCGTAGCTGCGATTGGCTGTCCCCAAGATTAGCCATCCACAGTCGGTCGGCGTACACAGTGACGAATTTGGCACCGACCGGGGCATTGGGAAGAACGCTGAGAGTCTGCCCGTCCCAGCGCAGAGGTTTGTCAGCGCCGTTTACGATATAGCACTCATTCTTGTAGTACCAAGTCGCAAACCTGTGGGGTTGATCCTCCGTGCGAGCCTCGTTTGGGAGATCTCTAGCTGTGACATCAATAAAAGTCCCCGAGCCATCATCAACGTAAATGCTTTTCCCCGAGGCCACAAGCAACTGTGTAAGGGCGGGGGAGTAGAACCTGTGGATGCCTCGTACAGGCTTACCCGATTTGGTATCACCCCACAGGTCATACCCCCCTCTCAGGGTGACTTGTCCTGACGGGTCAGCGATAAGGTTACGGATGTCTCTGGCTTCATTCGGTGCAATGGTATAAGGAGAAAGAGACAGGTTCAACATCCCCGAGAAATCATTAATTTCGACGAGAGAAAAGTTCTGTGCCACCGCTACCACCCATAGACATCCCGGACAATCGGGTTCTCGCCTTCCTGCATCTGCATCGCTGTGTATGCCTCATACAGCTCTTCCTTCCACTCTGCTTCAAACCGAGCGGCACCAACGTAGTCCTTGTCCGCTCTAAGCGCCCGATAGCAGGCTCCGGGCACAAGAACATGGTGGTATACCTGAGGAATTTCCGGTTCGTCTTCGTCTTGCACCATATCTTTAGGTGAAGCGTTATACCACACAACCAGAGGTTCTTGAGCTGTGGGAGTCGGCCACAGAAACAGCCTCCCAGCGTTGACGTGAAAGTGCGTGGGGTGTCCACGCTCTTCGACTCTCGCTTCCATATCGTAGGAAGAGATTGGCTTCAGCACCCGATCTCCGCAGCGTACAAGGTTAATATGAAAAAAGTCCAGGTCAAGAGGGTAAACCCTCCTGCCTGGAATTGTCCTTCCCTGTGCGATTCGCTCAATACATAGCGTCTTTCGAGCGAACTCATTCTGAGCTGCGTTGAGATACCCCCTCCACGCTTCCGGAGTGAAAAAAGCTTCAGTGACTTCTACGGTAGCGTACTGGCACGCCTCAATTAACTCCCTAAGAGTCATTAAAACCATCCCCAATCATCGTCATCGTCGAACGCACTTTGCCAGGAGAACTCATCGTCCCACTCGCCGAACTTGCCCCATGGACTATCTTCGGGATCGTAGGTCTCGAAGAAGAACCTATGCATCAGCTCCAGATCAGCCAGGTTGATTATCCGAGCGAGTTGCCTAACTTCGACAGAAGCAAAGTTCCAATTCGCCCCGGCAACAAGCCATATATCGACCCGGTTGAATGTCGTAGCTGTTTTATCAAGGAGCAAATCTACTAAGTTATCTACACTGACCACCTGAGAAAGCTCAAAGGAAATCTCTAACCGGGTCGAATGAACCGCTTGGATACCCCAAACAATAAGGGTAATGTCTACAAAATTTTCTGCGTAAACTGCCTGGTTGAGAACTACATCTGCAAGCGCTTCGTCCGGTACGTATTGGTTGATTTGGGTCTCAACGAAGTTTAAAATCCTCGAGCGCCTGACAAGCTCAATATCAACCAGGTTTTCGTTGTTGGTGGTGTACTGAGCAATCAGCGCATCAAGAAGATTGTCAAACCGAACCCAATGATCAACATCGATGTCGATGAGGTTATCAAACTCTATATTTTGAACAANCTCGATTTCGACTTCGTTCGTCTCNCCTGGGAGNTAACGCTCCAGAGTTATATCNATTAGGTTTTCAGCAGCTCCAGGTTGGTGGAGTTGAACTTCAGCTAGGTTATTGGTTAGTGCCTCTTGCTCAATTTCAATGTCGATTAGGTTGTCGGCTATATCAACTTGGTTACATTCGATGTCAANGAGGTTGGACGCTGATACGTACTGACTGAGATCGGTGAGTACGTAGCTATCAAAGGGGAATGAGATNGACTGAGAATATTGGNTAATTAGTATGTCAACCTTGTTTTCAACAACTTCCATAATCACTCAACCTCTGGAGCGGAAACCTTCAAGCCCACTACATATCGGTCTAGGAGTGCGTTGGTCTCGGACCTCACACGCACCCACAGGGTTACGATGGGCTGACCCGAGGCGAAAGGCCCCTCTAGAAGCAAGGGCAGAGACTCAGGAACGAAGGGGTCCTCTGTAAAAGACACCTCCACGTAGACCCCTTCAGGAAGGCCATCTTCTGGTTCGATCAGAACATACTCGACAGCCTTTCCAACTTGGTTTTCCACCACAACAGGGCGAGGGGTCGTTGCCGTGCCAACACTAACAAACCCAAAAGCCATTTGTTTTACGACTTCGCCCCCAGGGAGGGAATAATAGTCGTCAGAGATGGGGTCCTTAAGATAAAGCCCAGGGGTGATCGAAGGAACCAGATCTTCAATAATCAGAACATATGAAGAATTCAGAGGAGCACAGTACAGCTTGCCGTCAGGACCAGCGGCGATGCCAATCCATTTGGTGCTGCCCGACAGATCGACGCCCATGTCGGTGCGCTCGGCTGTGCCAGTAGCCGGGTCGATAATAAGGATATCCGTGGCGTTATACGGCGCACAGTAGAGCTTTCCGTCGGGTCCTGCGGCGATGCCTACCCATTTGCTGGTACCCGACAGATCGACACCCATGTTGGTGAGCTGGGCTGTGCCAGTCGCAGGGTCGATAATGAGGATGTTTCTCAAAACATACGGCGCACAGTAGAGCTTGCCATCAGGTCCAGCGGCGATGCCTGCCCATTTGCCGATGTCCACCGATATAGGGACACCCATGTTGGTGCGCTCGGCTGTACCAGTCGCAGGGTCGATAATGAGGATGCTTCCCGAGTACGGCGCACAGTAGAGCTTNCCGTCGGGTCCTGCGGCGATACCATAATGGTCGCCAAAACCATCCAGATTGGCACCCATGTTGGTGCGCCGGGCTGTGCCAGTCGCAGGGTCGATGATGAGAATATCCCTAGCATTATACGGCGCACAGTACAGCTTGCCGTCAGGCCCAACGGCGATGCCTGCCCATTTGCCGGTACCCGACAGATTAACACCCATGTTGGTGCGCCGGGCTGTGCCGGAAGCCGGATCGATAATGAGAATATCCGGTGCGTTACGAGGCGCACAGTACAGCTTGCCATCAGGTCCAGCGGCGATGCCACTCCATTTGTTGGAATCCGACAGACTGATGCCCATGTTGGTGAGCTCAGCCGTGCCAGTAGCCGGGTCAATGATGAGAATGTCTGTCGCGCTAAAGGGCGCACAGTACAGTTTGCCGTCAGGACCAGCGGCGATGCCCCTCCATTTGGCACTGCCCGACAGATCCAGCCCAAACGTCTCAAGTCTGGCGGTAGCCATTCACCCACACCTTCTACTTCAGGAACCGCTTGCCAGCTTGAATCCAATGCTTGATGTGGGTCACTTTCCTCGGCTCGCTCGTCGGAGCGAAAATCACCTTTACATGCACACGAAGCGGGGTGGAATAGTCTCCATCAGGCAGCTGGATCGTATCCAGCCACTGCACAGGGTTGCCGTTGCCATCGTCCAGAGCATACTTAATGTCCATTTGATCATCATCTTGATACGCCGTTAGAGACACGTCCTCAAAACGGTCCATTGTGTGGGTGGGGTTAAACAGGTAACGCACAGCGGTGACTTCGCCACCCTCACCAGGACCCTCGTAGTAATCCGGTTGGCCTTCTGTGGGATTTACGCTGTCCCGAATGACCTGGGTAGCATCAGCGTCAAAATACATACGGATCATAAAACATCACCCCTCAAAGAAAAACAGGCCAGAGGCATTACACCTCTGGCCTGTTTTCCANCCCTCTCAGATAGGCCAAGGCTTCTACCTTTTTCGCAATCCGAGTCCCGTCAGGGAATACATAAGCAGCTCCCTGACGAAGCTCTTTTAGGATCGCTTCCTCTTCCTCAGTAGGAGGATCCACAGAGCCATCCTCAGACTCGGGAGGGTCACTCACAACCTCAAGGCTGGGGAGCTTGCCCCTGCGAAGCCTAGCCCGCTCAACATCCATCAGCCGCTCACGACCGGGAAGATCCCAGTCCCCAAGCCACAGCTTGGCTGCGGCTTTGGGGACTGCTTGGATCTTCCCAGGCTGGACCACGTACTCTTTCCCGTTGAAGCGGTCTCTAAAGACCGTACTTCCAACGTTTTTGACGATCACGGCGTCTCCGTACATTAGCTCACCACCGTCCAGTTAGGGGCCGCTTTCGTGCCTCTGTTGATATACAGGGCGCTGTCAGCCCNATCACTGACGACAAGCAAGCTACCGGGAGCGGCATGGCCTGCCAGCGTCCCGGTTGCCCCATTTTCGGGGGCAGCATTGTGGCGAGCGATCACCACGTCCAGCCCCAGATCGATGATGATTTCAGGGTTAACACCCTCGATGACGCTCTTAAAGCCCTTTGCCATGAGACTAACCCCCTTATTCCTCAGCGGACACGTTCCAGATCACGCCCTGGCGACGGCAGTTGGAACTGGTCAGGTTGCCGAGCCAGAAGATCTGCATCACAGCGGCGGCCTGGTTAATGGGCTTCTTCCAGCCGCTGTCCCTGAAGTTGCGGTAGTCCACGTGCGGACGGAGCTGGATGTGCTTCGTATTGAAGAACCAGATCGTCCCTTCAGGGCAGTAGCGATCGAAGATCACATCGATGCCACGGAAGCGGATCTTGTCGAAGCCCGTATCAGCAACCTGAACCGCCTCATACCGCTGCTGGGCCTGGAACAGCTCCCAGAGCCTGTCCCAAAGCTCCGGCGTGGTCACGATCAAGTCAGGACGCTCAGAGCCATCCGTGCAGCGGGTGATCATATGGTTGACCATCGAAAGGGTCAGCGGCTGACCACCAGCGTCATGGTACTGGGCCTTCCACCACGGATGCTCCGAACGGCTGATACCTCCGTAGAGATCAACGTTCGTGCCGTCGTCCACAGCAGCCAGAATGCCCGTGATGTCCTTGCCGTTGTTGCCCGTGCCGTCGCCCCACAGTTGCTCCGAGAACATATCCCGGAGGCTCAGGCGGGCGACTTCCATCTTCGACTCCAAGAGGTTCAGCACAGCCAGGTCTCCCCGGTTCTGCGCTTCCTCAAGGTCGGAGATGGTGACGGTGACATAGAGCTGCTTCCACTCGAACTCCGCAGCGGTGAACTCGTCCGTGGGGCTGACATCCAGCACGTCGTACTTGCGGAAGCTGCCCCGAGCCGTGTTCTTCGCATAGATCAACGGCTGGACGATTTTCTCACCGCCAGGAACAGCCCTAGCCCGGCGGGTGAAGTACCGCAGGGTAGGCATGTCGTTGAACACGTTGTCAGCCAAAGTACGAATGTAGTATTTGCGGGTCGTTGCCGTCAGAGAATCGTAGTTCAAAGGCATGAACCTTTACCTCCTACTAGGAGTAGAGGCTCAACCCCAACTGACGAAGCTCCGCAGCAGCTCTCCTGGTGGCTTCTGCGAAATCTTTGGGCGGTTCCGACACAGAGGGAGTGGGAGTAGATCCCCGAGGGGACCCGCTCATAACAGCGCTTGCTTGACGGCGCTGTTGCTCCCGTTGCTCCTGGAGCGCAGCCTCCCGAGCTTTAAGAAGCGCCTCCCGATACCACTGGTCACGAAGCGGAGACTGTCGGTAGACCGTGTGCAGGTCATTGTTCCTGGACGCAAGAGCTTCATTCATGAGTTGAGTGGAGACTTGCTGCCACTCCTCATCGGAAAGAGCAGGGAGTCCAAGCTCTTGACGCTCAGCATTCGCCTTGCTTCTTACCTCTTGAAGCATCCGGTCCAGTTGTTGCTCCGCTTCGAGCTGTTCCAGCTTAGAGAGACGCTGCTCCAGCACAGGGTCTACTCCAAACCCCATTGGCAAGGGCTGGAAGGCGGGAGACGGCTGCTGTGCAGCCGGACCCTGCGGCACCCCCCTCTGTGCCAGAGGAGCTGCCCCGGTGGTGTAGGGGGCTTGCCCCATCAACGCCCTTTGCAAAGACTGTTGCAGCGTTTGATAGAGGTGGGGGTTAGAAGCGAGGAGCCTTTCAACTTGAAGCAAAGGCTGAAGCCTCTGCTCAAGCTCTCGAAGCTCTCGCTCCCTCTCGCTCAAGCGCTGGGTTTTTCTGGTGTAGTCGTCCATGCGGAGGTAGCCCTTACGCCACTCCCTGATCTGGTCGATAGTGACCTTCTCACCATCAATCTCCCAAAAATCAGGAAGCGACGGCTTCTCCGTTTCTTGAGAAGCCTCTTCAGGAGAGCTGTCTTGCGACTGCTCCTCAGCCTGAGCCTCTTGCTCCATATTTTGGTTTTCAGTTTCTTCTTGAGGGTTGTCGTCTTCCAGGCCGAGAGCGACCCTCAAGTCCCGCTCAAGGCCCTCGTCGATTTCACGGCTGAGTTTTTGCTCGTTGATGTTGTCAGACAAGTTGATCCTCCTAACCACTCCCGCTGTTGGGTCATCCTGAAACGAAGAAACCCTGGGTCATCCCAAATAGGGACTCCAGAGCTTCCTCACAGGACTCCAGCATCGGGGTCATGGTATTTGGTTTAACCCGCTACAGCATTAAAACCGTAGCGGAGGTGGTGCCTCTCCTCCAGGTAGAACGGGGCCTCCACCGACCATCGGGGGAGCACCGCCCCCTGCCACGCCCCCTGCTACGCCCCCTGCTAACTGTTGCAAGAGCATAGCACGAGGGTCTGGCCCCGGTGCTCCTAGTCCTAGACCAAGGTCGGCAACCTCCGGCTCGTAGTTCGAGCACATCACGCCCTGGTCTACAAAGATTTCGCTCTTGTTGCATTGACCGTCCCGATTCCATCGGCAATTGGTCATCGCACAGGCGATAAAAGAAGGCATCACTCAGCCTCCTTTCCCTTAAGGTGAAATCCCACCGCCAGGAGGCGGGGGGAGTGGTGGCACAGCGCCAGAAGCGATACCAGCGCCAGGCATGCCACTAGGAGCACCCTCAGTAGGAGGCATGAGTGCCTGGCCTGTACGCATCCGCTGAATAATCTCATCCCGACCGGGGAAGTTGGTGGCCTCCAACAGGCCAATGATGTCAATACCTCCGGCACGGAATAGCTCAATCGCCATCTGGAACCGCTGCTGCTCGTTCATCTGGAGGCTTGATCCAGCCTCGACGATGAAGTCAAAGCCTACGTCAACCATTGCTGGGTCAAACGTCACAAACTGAAGTTGATCATCAGGCCCACGGAGACGAACGACACGATCTTTGGTGTAAAACTGCACAATGCGGGAGATCATCAACTCTCCCATCCTGCGGATCGTGTCCTCCAAGTTCCTCGCCTTGTCACGAATCCTAGCTTGCCCAGCTTCTTGGAGCAAAGAAATAGCCGTAGCCGCTGTGATCCCCACAGGCCTGCGGCCCTGCGTAACATCGTGAATCCCCGTGATCGTCTCCATGTTCCGTTGGAGCTGCAAGTACAGCTCAAAGTAGTGCTGAGGCAGGGGCGACGGGGGCAGACGTTCCAACCTCGCCCTCGGGTTTCGGATCGTGTAAACAGCGCCTTCTTAGTTGGCAATCTTATCCGCAGAAATCCCGGCGTCCGCAGACTTCACCCAAACCGTGTTCGTCATCAATCGAGCGTTGTCGATAAACCTGGATTCGAGAATGTTGAGCACTCGCTGAATCGGCTCAAGTTGCTCGACCTCTCCCATATCCCAGGGAGAGTCGTCCGTCTCGTAGCAAGAGAAGTCAACAAACGGAAACTTGCCATCGATGTAGGGGTTAGGAACATCCGTCAGCACAACGCCGTTGGCGACGATCACAAGCCGACCGTTGGGGTAGAGAGGAACAACCCGTTCAACCTCTTCCCCAGTATNTTCNTCAAATTCTTTGCGAAGCTCAATCGTGTCGTCCTTGATCCAACACTCAATTACAAGCGCTCGGGCACGCTCGTCCTGATGAAAGCTGCTCATCACAGGGGAGATAATGGCCTGATCTGTGTCGGCGTTGTAAAGCTCCTCGTCGGTCAGCTCCGAGTAACGTGGATCAGGCCTCACCATCCACCCCTTACGAGGCCAGCGCCGAACGATCTCCGACAGAGGGAGAACCCGAGCGTGGATGATGTAACGTGCGTCGTCTACAGTGCTGCACTGTGGATCGAGGATGATCTCGTTCCAAGGGATGTAATCCACAGCGACCTCGCCGCCGTACTGCGGGTTGGTCATCATGTCCCAGGTAACTTTAAGGAAGCCCTTGCCCCTCACAAGGCCAGAGCGAATTACTCTCTTCAGCTTCACACGAATGTTGAGCTTGTGCCACAAGTAGTCCCGGATGATCCGCTCAATGGCCTTGGCATTAGGCCCGTCATTAGCCGACATCGGGGCCACGATCATATTCGGCCTGTTTTCGGTAAGCCACGTCACCTGGGTCTCGATGATAGCGAAAATAAAGTTGCTGACGGCCTGAGTCCATTTCTTAGAAGACACACGGGCAGCCGTGCTGCTCCAATGCTCTCCTGACCAGAGCTTTTCAAACCTTTTGACCTTCTCCTCGACAGGCTGCTTGGCTCTCTTGCCAGCAATGTACAAAGACTCGATGTATTTCGCCAACCTGCTGTCCTGTTCGAGAACTTGGTCTTCGGCAACAGCCATAAGTTACTCCCACCATTCTCCTGAAGAATCATCGTCCTTCGGAATGTAGATCAACTCGCCCGCAGGGGTAGCGAGAATCGTAAACTCTTCCTCCACGTCAGGACGGACAAAAGGAGTCACAGCCTGCTCTTCATGCTGTCGCCAGTACATGCAGGCATATCTCCACTCGTCAGCAACGTGATCTTCGCCTTCCGTGTCCAGGTCTTCAGGTTTGTGCTCCGAGTGAACCAACGTCGGAATGATCCGGATAAAGTGCTCACAGCGAGGCGAAACAAAAAACCGTGGCCCGTCTTTCGGGTCCACGGNCAGCCTCTGNCTGCATTGGTCCCAACCGCTTATCCTGTCCTTATCGGCAGGAACCCACACAATTCCGTAGTCTTGGAACGTCTCGGCAATACTCTTGCCTGTGTCACGTCCCGAAGCCCAGATCTGTCTGTCGGCAACCCCGACGAGGTTGTATTCTCCAGCCTCACGCTCGATCTCAACAATTTTTCGAGCTACCTCGTCTGCCGTCTCACGGCTACCAACATTGGGCTGGCCACCCCACCCGTAAAGCTCCCGGTAGCGATAAAGCGCTCCCGAAGGAGTCACAGCGTACCAGCCGACACTGTAGGGCTTCGCAAAACCCCAGTCCATAGCACGGAACCTGGGCCAGTGCTTCGGCGGGTCAAAGTGTTCGTCAAGCACATGCACCGAGGGGTCCCATTTATCGAAGAACTGACCCGCAAACACATCCCAATCTCCGTCCAGTAGCGCCCTGCGCCACTTTTCGTCAAGCTCCTCCAGCCGGGCGATGTACTGCGGGTCGTTCTGCATGAGATAGGGGTTGTCTTGGACCTTCGCAGGAATGAAGGCGTACTTTCTACCCTTGTGGTCTTCCCAAACCACGTCCGGCTCCTTGCCGTCGATAAACAACGACTTAACCCAGGCGTGGCCGACGTTGCCGGGGTTGCTGGCCGCCCGCAACCTCGGCCAGGCTCCGGGTACAGACGAACGCAGACGGGAGTTTACCAAATAGTCCCATTGAGCATAGGTGAAGTGTGTTAGCTCATCGAAGCCGATAAAGCTGTACTCTGCCGACTGGTACTGGTAAACGTCCGCTTCCCGCTCGCAGTACCCAAACTCCAGCACAGAGCCATTGTTAAANTACCAGCATTTCTCTCTGGCAACGTAGCGGCACACCTCCCGAGGAAACTTCGCCAAAGACCGCTGGATCAACGAACGGTCCAGCTCTGGGAACGTGCGCCGCAAAATAAGACCCCGGATACCGGGGGTCTCGACCATCTGCATGAACGCTTCCCAAAGAAGCGCTTCGGACTTACCACCTCCCGCAGCGCCGCCGTACAAAACAATGTCAGCAGGGCAGGAGTGAAAAAGACGCTGCCGGGGTGTCGGGTTGTAGTAGTCCGTGATACTGAATTCTTTTCTCCTGCGACGAGAAGCTACACCCACAGCCACGGCTAATCCAACCTCTTAGGCCTCGGGATGTCCCCGAAGTTGATCTGAAAGGGAATCGGCCCTCCTTTAGGCCCTGTGATCTCCTGGCGATCCGTGAAGCGTTCATCTCTAGCTTTCAGCACAGCCAGGATCATCTGCCTGTCTCCAGTCACATAAGCCAGGTTCAGGGCGACCTCGTGCACTAAGTCCGTGCAGGACTGGTCCGCAAGCTCCTCCATATCAACAAACTCCTCAATCTCACGCCACTCACGCAGCTTGCGGAGAGAAATGCCTGCAATCTGTGCGGCCCCCGAGTCTGTACCCTTCCAAGAACGAGCTTTCAAGTACTTTACCATTTTTTCCCGTTCGGGATGATCAGGGAGGAAGTCATCAGGGACGATGAATCGGCTGCTAAAGTCCTGCATCAACTGCANNGCATCCATCATCGCCTTCTTCACTTCGTTAATGGTAGCCCGGTTTTTGCTCTTCACATAGGCTTTCGACTTCTCTGCCATNNGATCTCCCTCCCCTCAAAAAGAGAAACCGAGCCGCAGTTTCATTCTGCGACCCGGCCTCTCCGGAGGCGACTGGGGGGACCCTGCCGAGTGTTCTACCGCTCCNTGAGTGCACCTTGGCAACCCCAGGATACCATAGGTTATAGCGTTTGTCAAGCGGTATATAGACCTATGATACTATTATCTTTTTCCCAGGAGGTGGGATGGGGAGGGGGAAGTTGTGTTTCGGAGGTGGTTTAGGCTTAGACCTTTTCTTCCGTGACTTGTTTCCATAGCCATGTTTTTCCAACGCCGACCGGATCATCCCAGCTCTCATCGTCGGGTGAGGGTCGAAGTCCTTCCATGGCTCCAACAACACGCCCATATCATTTGGATTCTTTGGGTCGGGAAGGCCAATGGCACACCCACACTTCGGACACTCATACCAGTATTCTTTCGGAAAAATCCGTGACGGGACAAGTTCCGTCCCGTCTTTTGGGCAAAAGTAGATCACTGAGACCACCCCANTTTGCTAACGAGTTTGCTAATGAAGACCCCTCAAAACAGCCTCAAAATCAACCCCTCAAAAACACGTTTTGCCTGCTAAAGTACGATATAACATGCTATACACGAAACTGGGGGTCTAGAGGTCGTGGGTTCAAATCCCGCCAGCCCGACCACAGCTAGAGGGCGTGATCGAGGGTCAAATCCCAGTCACGCCCTCACGATTTTGCTAATCGGTTGCTAATGTACCATTCCCGAAGAGGCGCTGTTCGCTGAGAATTGCAGCCTCACGCTGGAGAGGGTTCCTCACATGGGAATAAATGTCGCCTGTGATCGACACAGAGCTGTGACCAGCCCGGTCTCCAGCGACCTTCAAGTGAACCCCAGCCTCCAGCAAGTCGGTGAAGTGGGTGTGCCGGAGGTCGTGGAAGCGAATCTTAGGAACACCAGCCTTCTTGATCAAGCTCTGGAACGAACGACGGGAGAGGTTCACTGGGTCGATGTACCTTCCCTTGCGGTTGGGGAAGAGCCAGCCCTGCTCATCCCAGTCCTTCACCCGTTTCTTCTCCTCGTCGATTCGTTTGATATGGTCCAGGAGAATGTTGACGAGCACAGGGCCGATCACCACGGACCTCCGGCCTCTTTTGCTCTTGGGCGGCTGGATGATCACGCCCTCATTGGTGTTGACGAGCTGACGGACAACGCTCAGGTAGCCCTCTTTGGGGTGGAAGTCTTCTCGTTTCAGACCTAGGACCTCGCCCCGGCGCAGCCCGGTGAGGAGGACGGTAGCATAAACCGCAAAGTTGCGGTCGTTTTTTGCTACCTCCAAGAACC